TGGAGATATAGTTTATAAGTTATCAGGACCTACTGCTATTTCAAAGAAATCAGAACACATAACACCAACAAGGGAATTAATATTAAACCCTGTAGTAGGGGAAGATTTGAATGAAGTAGGACAATCCAAGCATCTTATTAAAAGAACTCAGAAAAGCAGAGTGGTAAAGTTAGATTAAAGATGGGAAAAATAAAAGATATTATACAACCAGAGATTAGGATTGAACTTAATACTGGAGATAAAGGGCAAGTGAACTTCAAGACAGATAAAATAATCGGTATTTTAAATTCTGTTATAATTGATAGTTCTGAGGAAATTGAGGTTATTATAGAAAGTTCATTAGGATATTTAATTTTTAAAAGAAAGATAGCAGGGACAGAATATATTGCGCCAAGGGTAAGGATTGTTCCTCAAGAAGATAATATGAGAGATATACTCCCTTTTGATAAATTCAAGATTAATGAGGAATTGTTGATCACTATTATGGGATTAAAGAATACAAAGGTTACTTTAATATTTAGGATGGATTCATATTTATAGTCTTAAAGGGGAATACCATTTTTACATCTATAATAAGAATGTCCTCTTTAAGATTATGTCTTTAGGAGCAAATCTAATTCTTTCACCCCCAAGCGAAAGGGCTTCTAAAGACCACTAAACATAACATTTAAATAGTAGAATACCTATTTGCTTAATTGTGAAAGGAAAAATGAACTTAAAATTTAATTATCAAGTGCCAATTCTTGAACAAGGTCTAATAGATAATGATTTTATTATACAAGGAACAGCAATAAGTGTAACTACTACGTCTAATGGCCATAAATTTTTAGCTGAAGAATTAAAACCATCAGCAAAAACTCTAACAGGTGTACCTTTACTTAAAAACCATACAAATGAAGTAGAATCAATTATGGGAAGAGTATTAAAGGGAATGTATATGGATGAAGAAAAAAGAGTTGAATTTAAAGCTAAAGTAGTTGATAAGGTTATGCAGACATTAATCAAAGATGGCAGATTAAATAGTGTATCAGTAGGGCTTGATGTTAAAGATATTGAAGAAGATGGCGACTATTTAATTCCAAGGGGTATTACATTTAGGGAATTAAGTTTAGTAGCAGTAGGAGCTGATGAGGATGCTAACTTTGAGGTCGCTTTAAAACAGGCTTATGATACTAAAAAATCAGATTTATCTTTAAATAAAAAAAAACCGATAGGGGAGGAAAAAATGGGTAAAGACGAAATTAAAAAAGAAATTAAGAAAACAGAAGAAAAAGCAAAAGAAGATGTAAAGGAATCAAAGGTTGAAAAAACTGAAGAGAAATTTACAAAGGATGATGTAAAGAAAATGGTATCTGAAGCAGTTGATAAGGCTTTAAAGGCTAAAGAAGCTGATGAAGATGAAAAAGAAGATAAAGAAGAAGAGGATACATCTAAAGATTCTGAAAAAGATTCTGAAGATAAAAAAGAGGATAAAACAGAAGATGATGATTCTAAAGAAGATTCTGATGATGATTCAGATGAAAGTGATGAAGGAGATGATGATGCTACAGAAGAAAAAGGTCATAAGTTTGTTCAGGAATCTGGCACACTTAGAGGCGGAAGCTTTACTCTTGTAAGAGAATAAAATGGCAGTAGGAAATGAATTAGGAGCAGTATGCTTATGGGATGGAGAAAATCCAAGAAGTTTTACTGGAACAGCTAAAGAAACAATCTCAGGTGGTCAGTTTGTATATGTATCAGGAGCAAGCGGTACAGCACAAGTTGGTTCACAAGCAGCAAGCTTTGGAGATGGAGATTTAGCAATTAAACTATGTGATGATATTAGCAGATGTAATGGAATTGCATTAAACAATGCAACAAGTGATGGTCTTTTGACAATCGCTACAAGAGGAAATTATCTGATAAAATCAGCAGGAGCAATCTCAGGCGGAACATTAGTTACACAGAATGGAAGACCAGATGCAGTATCAGCAGCAGGAGTAACAGCAACAGGATCATGGCAAGGTATCGTTGGAAGAGCTTTGACTAACGCAGGTAGTGAGGACTATTGTCTTGTCTCATTAAACATTTAAAATGGCATTTACAAGAATACAAGAATACATAACAAGGGATACAGGTGTAGCAGGTACTTTATTGATACCTAAGTTAATTATGCCAGTACTTGTTGATGAGGTAGATAAGCATTTACTACCAAGAGAATTAGCAGCTATATTCCAAACACCAGCACAGACATCAAATCAGGGAGAAAGTTGGACTATTAACTTAATTAAAGCTGATAGTATGGATATTAGACAAGTTGGCGAAGGTGCAGAAATACCAATGGATGCACTTGAGTATGACACTAATGTTACCATAGAACCAATTAAATACGGAGTTGCTATAAGAATAACCAGAGAAATGATGGAAGATAGTCAGATTGACTTACTTCAAAGACACTTAAAATACGCTGGAAAGAGATTCGCTGAAAAAGAGACTGAATTGATTATAACAGAGTTAAATTCAACTACAAATGCAGTTTCAGGTGGAGCAGCTATAACAATAGCTAATATCGCTGAAGGTATGAACTACCTTGAAAGATATGATTACACACCATCAGACTTTATTGTAGGAGATAATGTACTACAAGATATGAGAAATATAGATACCTTTGTTGAAGCAGATAAAGCTGGCAACACAGACATGATGAAAACAGGGTTCTTAGGAACTATTTTCGGAATGAATGTTGTTAGATTTTCAAGAAATGCTACATCAGCACCATCAACATATTGCTTATACGCATATATTATTGATAGAGATAATTCTTTTGTAATATCTTATAAAAGGGATATAACGATTGAGAACTTTGATCTACCAACATTTGATATGCAGGGAGCAGCAGTTACAATGAGAATTGACGTAGAAGCTTTAAGAGATTACGCAACATGTGAGATAACAACTGCTTAGTTGTTACTTACATAACTCATAGAAAATAAAATGACAGGATTAGTAGATGGAATGGGCGGAGAAGAAGTAAACCAAGCGGTTACTTCAACAGAAATAATTAGCGGTCTAAATATATATGCTACAAGTGGTATAGCAGCAGTTGTTATAAGTGGAGCAGAGATTTATTCAGCAGGAGCAGTAACTGGCAGTGAAGTAAGCAATGCAGATGGAAAACTTAATATGGTTGTAGGCGGAGTAGTTGCAACAGCTGGAGGAAGTGGAGGAACTATTGAGTTTCCAACAAATCTACCAGACACAACTTATGCAGTTGCATTTGCAACAAGTGGATCAGCATGTTCAGCAGTATTACCAACAGTAAGCGGTGCATTGAATATAAGCGGATGTGAAGTTATTGGTGATGCAAGTACAAGTTATTACTTTGTAGCAACAAGATACTAAGAGATTCAAAACTATATTTTTTTTATTTTTTATTTTTTATATTCACACATTGTCGTGTGGTTAATCCGATTCACCGACAATTAAAATACAAAATCAAAAGGAGGTTTAAAAAATGGTTTATACACAATCAGCAGGCTTGAGAGATAGGGAGTTTGCTAAGTTTGATGAAATACAATTAGGTTCTAAAGTAGGGGTTAATGTTATAAGACCTATTGAGAGATATATTTTTACACCAGCAAATCTAACAAGTGCAGCAGGTTTATTATCTGTTTATTCAGATTATGCACTTAATGGAGAAATAAAGAGAATAATTGTTGATACTGGTAATTGGGGAGCAACTGGAAGTTTATATATTAAGCAAAGCGGAGCAGATATATCACCTAAAATATTACAGTTAATAAGCGGAACTGATGCTTATGGAAGCGAAAAACCTATTTATCCTGGAGAATATCCAAGTAATACTGGAATGGGCGCAGCTATTAATACAGCAGTACAAATAGGAAGCCCTAATGCTATGGTTCCTTTAATAGTAACAGGAAAGGTATTAATTGAAGGTTCTGGTTTAGGTGCTGGAAAATCAGGTTTAGGCATAGTTATTGAATATCAATAAGGAGATTAGAAGATGGTAGCTGAATTATCAAGCATTGGAAGTATTGCAACTCACATAATAGAAGTTATGCCTGTTTCTACTGGAATATCAGGAAATATGGCTGAAATAGTGGACCAAGCAAGACAACATGTAGCAAATTATACAGGGGTTACTATTGGATCTAATTCAATAGGAGCGGCATATCAACCAGCAATTATCAATTTTGCTAAATCTGAAACAGTAGGACTTATTAATGCAGAACCAGGGGAAAAAATAAGATTAGCTGAATTGACTATAGATGATGGAAATGATATATTAAGTGCTAAACAATATGAATTACTTGGAACTTCTAATTTAAAGGCTCTTGGCAGAAAGATACAGGTTGCAAAGAGTGTGAGCTGAATGGCTGAACAGATTATCAGCGGTTCAGGAACGCAATTTCCTTTAATAATTAATTCTGATGGGAGTATAGGGAAAAAATTTACTGAAAAGATGGATAATAGTTCATCAGGCCAGCCTATTTATGTTGGTGAGGCAGGGCCAGGAACCAATACAGGTAGCCCTACTTGGAGAATTAAAAAGTTAGAATATGATGATGGAGATTTTAAGCCACCAACAGGAATATTATGGGCATCTGGTAATACGAACTTTGATAAAGTATGGGATTCAAGGTCTGGTACAAATGAGGCATATTCATAAAAATGAATAAAATATTAAGATTTTCAATGTTATTAACTTTCTTCTTTATATTAGTTAGCACTATTAGTTATGCACTAAATCTTCAGGTAGTTTATAGTCCTTATACAGGCAAATTAGATTATGTTAGAACAAGTAATTTTACTGGGGAAAATTTATCTTCTAACTTCATTTTTGCTAATGGAAAATATATAACAGGTATTGATATTAATTGGA